AGAGCGGTCAAAACCCGCTTATCATTTTAGGGCAGCAGGGTTCCCAGGTTGCCTCTTTGTTTGGTCCTCAAGGTGCAATTGTCGGTGCATTCCTGGCTGTTGGTGCGGCTATCGGAACAAGTATGCTCCCTGCATTCTTTAAGGCATCAGAAGCACTTAAATCTGTAGAAGATCGTATATCAAGCCTTGTTGATGAGTTCGATGAATTAAGTCCTGTGCTTAAAGATATCGCATTGAGAAATGCGGCTACCTTAATGCAGGACTATGAAAAGCAAATAGAAAAAGCAACAAAGAAGCAAGAGGCATACCGAAACAGCGTTAAGATGGTCAATGCTCAAGCGTTAGGATTGACGGACAGAATTGAAGAGGTAAATCTAAAAATACAAGAGCAGCAAGATATCATTGATGTTGCTAAAGAAGGAATGACAGACCTCGCCAAGAAAGTCGATGGAACAACAACCGAAACAGAAAAGCTTATTGAGTCGCTTACTGCTGAAGCGGCGGCACTAGGAAAAACAGAGGCGCAAGTAACAAGGCTGTCTCAGGCATATATCAACGCAACTCCTGCTAACCAGGCAATTATAGATCAGCAGTTAGAAAAAATTGCTCATTACGATGAAATTGTAGCTGGCATAGAAGCAGAGCAAAAAGCACTTGATAAAGCCGCCAAAGAAACCGAAAAGAGAAATAAGGATTTTGAAAAAGGGGAAGAAAGACTTAGCGCCTTTTTCTTTAAAGAGAATGCAAGGAAAGAAAAGGCGGATATCAAGAGAATCGAAGACGAAAAAGAAAGAGAGTTAGATTTACACTATTTTATTTTAGACCTAGAGCAAAAGAAGGCAGACAGAAAAGCTGCGTTAGATATGACCATTCTTAACCAGGCGAGTAGCGTTGCTGGAAGCATGGCTGACATGATCGCTCAAGCTAAAGGAAAAGAGTCTGCCGCATATAAAGCGGCCTTTGCGGTTCAGCAGGGACTTGCTATTGCAAGTACGATAGTAAGCACAGAGACAGCGGCGGCGGCGGCACTTGCTCCACCACCTATAGGTCTTGGTCCAGTCGCTGGTCTTCCGTATTCTGGGGTAATTAGGGCTTTAGGTTATGCGTCAGCAGGAATTATTGCCGGTCAGACATTGGCCTCATTTGAAGGCGGCGGTTTAACTGGCTCTGGTGTTCGTTCGGGAGGCATGGACGGCAAGGGTGGTCGATTGGCTATGGTTCACCCGAATGAAAAGATCACTGATCTGCACAAGGGCCAGGGAGAGTCTAAAGTGGTAAATGTAAACTTTACTATACAGGCTAATGACACCGCAGGATTTGATAGACTGCTCAACTCTCGCAGAGGCCAGATTGTTAACATCATTAACCAGGCAGTCAATGATCGAGGGAGGCCATCAGTCGCATGAGCGGAACATACCCAGCAAGCCCAGTATTTAACGGCGTAGGATTTAACAGCGTTCACTACAACCTTTCCAGCACAAGCGTGTCTGGGCGCACCCAGGTTAGGAATATTGGCGGGCAACGCTTTGAGTTTTCTGCAACGTATCCCGCGCTTACTAGGGCTGAGTTCGCGCCTGTTATGGCATTTATTATGGCTCAGAGAGGAATGGCTGAGACCTTTACTATCGTACTTCCTGAGATTAGCACTAAGTCAGGTAACGCATCTGGGACAGTCCAGACTGTAGGTGCAGATGTTATAGGCGAGACCTCAATTGCTATAGATGGGCTTTCTGGCACGTTAAAGGCTGGGGATGTGATCAAGTTTGCTAATCATACTAAGGTTTATATGATTGTCTCAGACTTAACTGGACCAGGCACTCTTAGCATACAGCCCGGTCTTAGGCAGGCTACAGCAAACGACACTGTGATTACTTACGATAACGTACCATTTTCGGTACGCTTAAACAATGATGTGCAAGAATATGACCTGGGATTGTCTTCTCTGGTAAACTACGAAGTAGATTTCATTGAGGCAATATAATGACAAGAGGCATAGACGCATCGACTATTGCGGAACTTGCAAAGGATGACTTTAACCTAGCAACTTTAATTAAGTTAGAGTTTAGCACCGCTTTGTATCTGACAGATTGGGACAGAAATATTTCTGCTCTATCTACAACCTGGACAAGTAGTCCGCACTTCCTATCGGCAGGTGATGCCACTGAAACATCAGAACTTAGGGTCAACACAATAGACATTACTCTATCTGGCGTTGAGCAATCCTACGTTAGCCTGTTCCTGTCTCAAGATTACATAGATCGTCCAGTCAAGATTTATCGCGCAGTCCTAAATGATTCTGACGCGGTGATTGGTCAGCCTATACTGGTATTCGATGGTTTGATGACAGGCTATGCTATCGATGACACAGAAACAACAAGTGACGTTACGGTCAATTGCGCTAGTCACTGGAAGGACTTCGAGAAAGAGAACGGGCGGAAGACAAACGACAACTCACAGAAGATACACTTTCCCAATGATGACGGGCTTGAGTTTGCCGCTAAGACAGTGAAAGATTTGAGATGGGGGCGTAAATAATGGCGTTTTGGACTTTTGTCGCAATATTTGCGGCCTCTACCGCTGTTTCATATGTGATGTCTCGACAGGCCATGAAGAAGGCCAAGAAAGCCGCAGAGGATATGGCTGGCGTTCTTATCAACAAAGAGTCAAACATTGAGCCTATTCCTGTTATATATGGTGAACGCAGGGTCGGCGGGGTAAGGGTATTCGTATCCACTAAAGATGTCAGTGGTGGCGATAAGAACGAGTTTCTGTACATTGCTTTGGCTATGGCTGAAGGCGAAGTAGAGTCAATTACTGACATACACCTCGATGACAAGCCAATTACAAACAGTAAGTATTCTGGCCTCTATACGATAAATGTACACACTGGAGCCGATAACCAGGCATATGATTCGCTTCTTACTGAGGCAAACGCAGGCTGGACATCAAGTCACAAACTGAGTGGTATTGCATACCTGGCGATAAAGCTGAAGTGGGATGAAGATGTGTTCTCAGGCATGCCTGAAATCACTGCGGTAGTTAAGGGGAGAAAAGTATTTGACCCTAGAGATTCAAGCACTGCATGGAGCAATAACCCTGCTTTGTGTATTAGAGACTACCTGACTAATGACCGATACGGTAAGGGACTTCCTACCTCCGCAATAGACGATGATGCTTTTGAGGACGCAGCAGATGACTGTGATGAAACTGTTACGTTTTATAGTGGCGGCACTACAGGCAAAATATTTGAGTGCAACGCTGTCCTGCAAACCGATGAGACTCTATTTGATAACATAGAAAAAATGCTGATGGGTTGCCGAGGCTTTCTTCCGTACACTCAAGGCAAATATAGTCTTATCATTGATAAGTCTAGGTCCAGCGTCTTTGCTTTTGATAAAGAGAATATTGTCGGTGGCATAGCTATTGCAGGGGAAACTAAAGAAAACAAATTTAATAGAGTATTAGTTAAGTTTGCTAACCCCAAAGTTGATTATCAGCCGGACCAGGCTGTATGGCCAGCCGGAGGCTCTAGCGATGAAACTGCGCTTCTTGCAGAAGACAATGGGACGTTACTTGTTGAGGAAATTGAGTTACACACAGTAACTAATTACTACGCGGCAAGAGACCTAGCTAGGGTAATACTAAAGCGATCTAGAAATGCTATTAGAGCGTCATTTAACGCTACTAGCGAGTCGTTGCAGTTGACAGTAGCGGATGTAGTAACGGTTACTCACCCTACGCCTGGTTGGACTGCAAAGCCGTTCCAGGTTGAGGGCATTGTTATGAATTATGACGGAACATGCTCTGTCAGTTTGCTTGAATATGATTCGTCTATTTATACTTATGACACATCAGTTGAGCAAACGGATTACCCTGATACAGAACTGCCTGATCCGTTTTCTGTCACTGCCCCTACTCTTCTTAGTGTTACTGCAAGCACTACTATTGCCCTTGACGGAACAATAGTCCCGGCTATGACTATATCCTGGGTTGCAAGTACTGATTCTTTTGTGTCGCAGTATGAACTTGAGTGGTCTACGGATAACACTACATTTGAATCTATAATTACAAGCAATGTAGAGCATACCATAGCCCCTGCTGTGGCTGGTGCAACGTACTACACGCGAGTAAGAGCGATTAGTGCAATTGGTGCTAAGAGTGATGCAATTACAGCTAATGGAGCATCATCAGGAGATACAACCGCTCCAGCAGTGGTAAGCAGCCCTTCAGCCACTGGGGGCCAGGGATCGATAACTCTTGCCTGGACAAATCCATCGGACAAAGACTTTTCCAACGCTGAGATTTACAGGTCAAATACTACAGGTGGAACATATACTGCGATAGCTAGTGTAGCTGGAGGTTATGGCCTTACCTCATCGTTTGTGAATGGCTCTCTTGACGATTCTGAAGATTACTTCTATAAGATTAAGTCAGTAGATTACAGCGGCAACAAGTCAGCGTTTACAGCGATAGTTAGCGCCACAACTAATGCTCCTGCTTCACCGCCAAGGGCAGACAATGGATATGTCTATTACACTGTTTCTAGTGCGAACGCACCCGGCACTCCAACTGCAACTTCGTACAACTACAATACCGCGTCATTTAGTGGGCTGACTACAAACTGGCAAAAGAACCCACCAACCATCAATGGCGCAGATGGCAAATTCTGGGCAAGTAGTTTTACGATTACAGAAGCCACATTTGGCGGCACACAGACAATCACGTTTTCTACTCCATTTGCGTCTACTCAGTTTGACGGTTTGGTGACGTTTACAAATCTAAACTCTGAACTGGCAAATGCCTCTAGCACTGAAATTACTACCATAAATGGCGGCTTGTTAAAGACAGGAACTATTGATGTATCTAATGTAAATATATCAGGAACTGCAAGCGCGGGGATAAATATTAAATCTGCCGCAAGCGGTTCAAGAATGGAAATAGCCTCTGATGTTATTAAGATATATGACGGGTCAACATTGCGCGTCAAACTAGGCAATCTGTAATGGCTTATGGGCTGAAGGTATATGACGCAAACGGCAATGTCAGGCTAGACACAAATGACAGAGAGTTTCGTTATGTAGCTAACTATTCTGGAAATTTAGCGGCAGGTGCTACAGCCAACATAACAGTCTCAGGGTTAAGCACTGATGGGACTTGGGGCGTTAACGAACAAGGTTTAGTAAATTTTAGTCTTGACGTTTCAATAAGCACAAATACCTTGACTGTTGAAAATATCGACTCTTTTAACAGCAGGCCGTACTATATACAGGTATTTAGAATATGAGTTATGGGTTTTTGGCTGTGAATCAAAGCGGATTTACGCAGATAGATGGCACATACGACAATCTTGCTGTATTGGCCAGCGGGACTGGAACTACGAGTTATTATTCTAGTCTTGGAAACGTGGCAAATAGAGTGAATTGGCCTACAAATCTTCCATCAACATGGGCTTTATTTGCAAAGCCAAGCCTAGAAACTGAATCAGGCGGGTTTAACACTTATTGGTTGCAAACAGATGCCAATGGGTTTTATATCACTACTCCACTGGGTAGTAACTTCACCAGATCATTTGATTGGAAAATCTGCCTTAGGTCTTTTGAGATGCCATCATCACCTAACACTGGATATGGATTAAAGGTTTACAAGTCTAACGGTGATGAAGCGTTCAGCAGTAATAATGAAAATTTTAAATGCTTGTTTGTAGCATCAGATAATACGACAGCAGGGTCACAAGCAGTTTATTCGCCTACTTCAATATCTGGATGTTTTCGTCTTATGAATGGAAGTGGGTGGGTTGCTTACCACCCAAGCAACCAATATCCCGGAACGGTTGCTGTATCTGCTTATATGCAACAATTTGATTACGTCACTGATGAAATTAAGGCTGTAGTTACATACGCGGCTATAGTAGGCGGGTCAGGTTCAAGTACTTCAGATCAAGTAAAAACTAATTTGGTGGGAAAATTCGCATGATAAAAGTAGCTATGGTTGCACAGAATGGCGAGGTTGCATACACAATAAGTCCCGCTGTTGATGATATGTACATTGATGGTCAGGTTTACAATGAACATACCGCAAGACATATAAGCCATGAATCTGTTGACCGCGAGGTTGTAGAAACATGGTATTGGAGAGATGGTTGGCAAACTAGAGAAGATAAGCCTTCTGTTTTCCATGATTGGATTGATGAATCATGGCAATTAAACTCAGGTAGGCTGTGGCTAGGAATACGCACAGAAAGGTTTTATAAATTATCTGAATGCGATTGGACTCAAGTTCCAGATAATCAACTAACAGATTCCAAAAAAGCAGAGTGGGCAACATACAGGCAAGCATTGCGAAACGTACCTGCTAATAATTCGGATGCAACCGATCTCAGTGATATAATATGGCCGACTAAGCCGGAGTAGAAAATGATTTATCAACTAGTTAAAGATGATACAGGTGTATCTATACAGGCAACCCTAACCAGGGCAAATGACGGAAGTGCCATTGATTGCACTGGCGGCACTGTAAGGTTAAAGGTTAGAGAAAAAGGCTCTACCTCAACTTTGTTTACGGTAACCGCAGGCAACTCTGGAACAAACTTGCAAAACGGAATTGCAATATTCCAGTTTGAGGCTGGGCAGCTAGATCGCACAGAGGGATATTATGAAGGAGAAATAGAAATAACCTTCAGTGACAATACCGTTGAAACCGTATTTGAGATTATAGAGTTTTATATTCGCGCTGACTTTGCATGATAAAACTATCTGTAATTCTTCATAATGCTATTGCAGAAATTGCTGAAAGACGAGCAAAGGCTAAGATCGAGTTAAATAACGCAATAGCTAAAATTGAGGAACGCAGAGCAAAATCAGAAATATCGTATAACTATGCTAAAGCAGCCGTTATATTTATATCAGTACGAATCCTGGCTAGAGAGTTTACAGAAGCTGTTGGGTTGGCTGAAGTTGTAGCGAGGGCATTTGGTAAAAACATTAGCGATCAAGCTTTAGGCAATGACGTTTACAGCAGTTCAATATCAAAGCCAAAGACTGATAATGTTTCATTAACTGAGCGAATCCCAAAGAATGTAAACAAGCCGAAACAAGATGGCGGATTAGTTTCAGAATCACCTGTGAAAGGTCATGGTAAGAATCCGCAAGATAGCATTGCCCTTGGTGACATACAAAGCCAAGAAGTAGGCAAAGGTTTAACTGAACTTCCTCAGATTACAGATGCGCTTGCATTACAGGCATTAAAGTCACTAACTGACCAGGCAGGCGTAAACGATACGCCCTCTAAGGGTCCCGGTAAATCATTTGCTGAAAGTGTAGGATTTACAGACCAATTAGTGATTGCTAGGTTATTTATTCGCGCTTTTACCGAGTCTCCATCCGCATCTGATTTAGCCAGCTTTATTGTTGGACTAGCAAAGCAGGACCAGGCCCAATTATCAGAACAAGTTAGCCTGGCTTATGCAAAAATTCTGGGTGATAGTGCTGTATTAGGCGATCAAATACATACTGCAATATCTAAAGGCTTGTCTGATGCCGCAAGCGTTTCTGAGTCAATTGATATTCTCAGGCAGAAGATATTGAGTGACCAGGCGGAATGGTCAGATGATCGCCGTATGGATTTTCACAAGTTCATAACTGAAGGGTTATTCGCTACTGATGACCTGGATGGTGAAGCGACAGCCCAGGATGATCAGGAGATGTCTTTTGTTAAAGTTCGCACTGAACTTGCTGCGCTGTCTGACAGTCCAGTTAGGGAGCAGGTCAAGTCAAAAAGTGATACAATCGCATCAACGGATTCTGGTTCCCTGCGCGGCCAAGGTTATGCTGAGTTTGGGTATTTTTTAGAAGATTATGTCGGCTACAGCCGATCTTTTTAGAGGTGATACATGTTAAAGGAAAACTTAAAGCTGCGCGGTGATGTTGCCCTGGTCCTAAAAGACAAGAATGGCAATGTGAAAGAGAAGCGCGAAATCAACAACCTTATCGTAACCGCTGGGTTAACATTCATTTGTTCGCGAATGGCCGGGACTACTGATTCTGTAATGTCTCATATGGCCTTGGGTTCAGGCACTACTGCCGCCGCCGCAGGTCAGACTGATCTAGTGTCTATTCTAGGCTCTAGGGAAGCGCTAGACAGCTCTACTGCGTCCAGCAATACCATTACCTATGTTTCGTCTTTCGAGGCGGGAGAAGGCACTGGGGCGGTCACAGAGGCTGGCATATTTAATGCCGCAGCAAGCGGAACTATGCTTTGCCGCACAGTGTTCTCAGTAGTCAACAAGGAAGCTGATGACACTATGTCAGTTACCTGGACTATTACTTTAACTGCATCCTAATTTAGAAGGGGCTACCAATGTCTACGATTACTACAAGATCGGGCAAAGGATCGCCCCTGACAAATAATGAGGTTGATGCTAACTTTACCAATCTGAATACGGACAAGCTAGAGTCTGCTGATCTTACTGGTTATGCGGAGCTAACTGGCGCCACGTTCACAGGTGAGGTAGAGGCTACTGGATTTAACGGTGACCTGACTGGCGCAATTCTGTTTAAGGGTCAGGCGGGTGAAGCCTTAACCAAAGGCGACCCAGTTTATATCTCAGGTATCAGCGGCAATAAAACTGTAGTCAGTAAAGCCGATGCCAACAATGCAAGCAAAATGCCTTGCTTCGGTATTGTTGATGCCACTGTGTCGGCTAATGCAGATTGCTCTGTCGTTACATTCGGAACATTGAAGGGACTAGATACATCGTCATTTAGTGAAGGCGATGAGCTATTTGTCAGCAATACGGGAACACTGACTACAACTGCGCCCACTGGCGAATCGGCACAAATCCAAAAGATTGGTAAGGTTACGCGATCTCACGCATCAACTGGTAGCATAAAGGTTATGGGTGCGGGTCGAACCAATGCTGTACCTAACCTTAATGATGGTCAGTTCTTCTTAGGAAACGGGTCGAATCAAGCAGTCAGCACTGACTTTACCGCTTCTGTACTGGGCGAAATCAGCGCAGGAACTGGTATCGGTATATCTGGCAGTGGCGTTATATCCAACAGCTCCCCTGACCAAACTGTCGCATTGACTGGCGCAGGTGCTACAAGCATATCTGGCACTTACCCTAACTTCACAATTACCAGCACCGACACAACTTACAGCTTGCCTCTATCATCGTCTAGTACACGCGGTGGGGTGAAGATTGGCTATTCTGAAAACGGGAAAAACTACCCTGTAGAGCTTTCATCTGAAAAGATGTTTGTCAATGTACCTTGGACTGACAGTAATACAACCTACACTGCGGGAAGTGGTCTGTCGCTCACAGGCACTCAGTTTTCTAACACAGCCCCAGATCAAACTGTTAGCTTGACAGGTGCTGGCACAACAACTGTATCTGGAACATACCCGAACTTCACAATTACAGGCGCGGGTACAACCTATACAGCAGGAACTGGTATCACCCTAACAGGCACAGAGTTCAGCCTGACAGATACTAATGCAAAGTTAAATCTTACTGGCGGTACGCTGACTGGCGCGTTGAAAGTAAACGGCGGGTCTTTCTCGTCTGGAATAGATACATCAACTGTCGGAATCGCGATAGACAGAGGAGACTATATCTACTCTGACGATGGAAGCTATCTTCGCAGAATACTAGGTCACACTGCTGGCGGTGCTGTTGAGATAGGTCAAGGCGGAACAGGTTTAATAAACCAGATAAACTTATTGCCGGGAACTGCTGGCAATTATGCTGTGAAAGTTAATGGCAACACAGTTTGGAACGCAGGCAACGATGGCGCTGGCTCTGGATTAGATGCTGATTTGTTAGATGGGCAACACGGCTCTTACTACTATCCTGCAAGCAATCCCAATGGTTACACTAACGACCAAACAGCGGCAGAGATACTAACTGCAATTAAGACTGTTGATGGCTCAGGCTCTGGCTTAGATGCTGACACTGTTGACGGTCTTAACTCTACACAGCTTTACAGAAGGACAGGTTCTGCGTCCGGCACAGCAGGTGCTGGTTGGGTAACTGTCGCATCAAACGTCAGTGGCAGACACCATGGTGAAGTTATTGTTTCAGATTCTGATTCAGGCGATCACTCTTTTATAAGAATTGATTGGTTGCGTAGTT